GTTGCTGCTGCTGTGCCGATCGTGAGAGGCGTGTTGATGGCACCTTCAGGAGTCATTCTTCGCATGTCGGCTTCTGCAGTAGGAATCAATTCGGCTCCTCCTGCTTCAACGCTGATTGCACTCGATGCATCAGCGAGAGGAACGACACTGGGAATGATGATCTTGACATCGAGCAATGTATCGAAGCAAGAGTTCACCTTGTTGTTGAACGGACACAAGGGAACGGATGCAGCATATCCGAACGTGTTGACAGCGTCTTTCGACGTCACGGCAGCAAACTACATCAGCAAGGTCCTGAACACAGATCCTTTCAAGATGGAACAAGCAGGTCACTACCTTGCAGCACACTGGGATATCCATCCAGCTCTTGCGGTCGTCACCGGCGCAGGTGCCGTCGCTTCAGGATCAATCTTTGATACAGGATACAGAGCAGAACGCAGCGCATTCTTGTTGTCAGGATCTGGAGCTCGTGACGTAGGATCTTCGACTGCACCGAATTACGAAGGATACCGCGATAGGTTCTCAAGCGCAAAGTCGCCTTGGGTCATCTCTCAGAAGTTCGGCGGATCACCCGTCAATCTCTTCAAGCTTCATGCTCTAGATGATGGTGCAGGAATCTCAAACAAGTACAAGGTCTCAATCTACAACATCGTGCCGTCAAATGACCCAACGAACAAGTACGGATCTTTCAGCCTTTCAATTCGTAGCCTGACTGACACCGACATTGACCAGAAGGTCTTTGAACGTTGGGAAGGAATCAATCTCGATCCTTCATCAGATCGCTACATCGCCAAGGTGATCGGTGACATCAATGCATACTATGACTTCGATCGTGACGATGCAGCGCAGAAGCTGGTGATCGAAGGTAACTATGAGCTTCGCTCACGTTACGTAAGGGTTGAGGTCTCTAATGAAGTCGCAGATGCATCGGTCGATCCGACAGCCGTGCCGATGGGCTTCAGGGGCATCTACCACTTGGTGACTTCAGGATCGACCCCACTGGCTGCCCTCGGTGGTCTGGATTCAGGATCTTTGGTCTCAGTCGGCGGAACAGAACTTCGCAACGTCGTTGAGCCTCCGCTCCAATTCAGGAATCACCTCAATGATGGTACGGGTCAACAGACACAGGTCAACTCTCGTTACCACTGGGGCGTCAAGTTCGAGCACATAACTGATCTATCAGAACAGAACAGCTCAATACTTCAGGACAAGTCCATTCACAGCTTCACGAAGCACTTCCCGAATCACTCAACAGTGAACCTGAACGTCCTCATCGGGGACAACTCCGGAGTCGCCGATTCTGCACAACTCGGAATTCTTGATGCTGATCGATTCTGCAACAACCTGTTCTCACTTGAGCACATTAAGATCTTGACGGGATCAAACGGTACCGTTGCACAGAATGATGATTGGAAGTACGCCGATTATGTCAGGAAAGGCAACATCACTACAGATAATGCAGCCAAGACAAGGGCAGTCGCAGCAAGCGACCTCACGAACTCTCAGAACCGCAAGTTCTTAAAGTTCTCATTCATCATGCAAGGCGGCTTCGACGGCGTCAACATCTTCAACCAAGATGAAGCAGATATCAGCAATGCAGCCGCAGTCGCAGACATGAACGACGTCAATCGTGGTCGCTCTGCAGGACCCAACGTTGCGGCATACCTCAAGGCCCTCGAGGTCATGAAGAACACAACTAACGTCGACATACAGCTGCTTGCAATACCTGGTATCAGAGTTCCAGTCATCACTGACGAGGCCATCAGGTCCACAGAAGAGAGGTTTGACGCCCTCTATATCATGGACATTGAGCAGGTCGACAAGGACGGAAACCTGATCAACATTGCTACTGCAACGAAGCCGTCAGTCAAGGAAACAGTCGATCAGCACAAGGCACGTAACATCAACACGTCCTTCGCAGCGGCATACTTCCCTGACGTCCTCATGAGAGATCCGGTCAAGACGACGAACACAGTCGTGGTTCCTCCTTCGGTCGTCGTGATGGGTGCCTTATCGCTAAATGATTCGATAGGTTATCCATGGTTCGCACCAGCGGGTCTGTCAAGAGGAGATCTTTCTACGACGCTAGAGACGAGCATCCAGTTGAAGGATGCGGATCTCGACTCGTTGTACGATGAGGACATCAATCCGATATATGCACCGGCAACGACGACACGAGGAGGAACGAATCCGAAGGGTGGAGTCGTGGTCTGGGGACAGAAGACGATGTTGCAGACGGCGTCAGCGCTCGACCGTATCAACGTCCGCCGCCTCCTCATCGACGTCCGCCGCCAGGTTCGTGAGATTGCACAGACGATCATCTTCGAGCCAAACCGTGAAGCGACCCTCGCCCGCTTCACTGCGGCAGTCACGCCAAGACTCCAGAGAATCCAGGCCCTTGCTGGTCTCGAGAGATTCCGCGTCATCATCGATTCTTCGACGACGACACAAGCGGACATTGAAAACAACACAGTCAGAGGCAAGATCTTCTTGCAACCAACAAAGACGATCGAGTTCGTCTCCTTGGACTTCGTTGTGGCCAACAACCTTCAACAAGTCCAGTGAAATAAATCACAAAAAAGCACCTAATAATTCAGGTGTCAAAATATTGAATTAATTTTTAAGGGCTTCCTCGGAGGCCCTTAATTATTTTATGGCGTCAATCGTTGCGAGGATGGTCGCATAGATTGCCGTCGACATAGTTATGTTGCGTAGAGAAACGTATAAATGTCAAAGCGAGAGATAAAGGGCGCCGGATTGCTTGCTAGCGATCTGGGGTTCGTTGGCCCGTTCAAGCAAGCCCCGTCAGGAATTCCTGCAGCGGTCATTGGTCCTGCTCTAAAGGGTCCTGCATTTGTTCCTGTGACGTTGCGGACGGTCACGGATCTGTTCACAACATTCGGTGCCACGAACATATCAGGATCCACCGTGGGAGTACCTGAGACGTCGACGAACTACGGATTGATGGCGTCTGAAGAATGGTTACAGAACTCAACTGCATTGACGTACCTGCGAGTCCTCGGGGTCGGTGATGGTAACAAGAGAGTTGATTCTGGTGCCACGTCAGGAGACGTGGCCAACGCAGGCTTCACGGTGGGTGAAAAGCTACCAGATTACGTCAACTCTTCAGGTACATTAGGCTCCAATCCATATGCAAACTCAGGTGGCATACCTGGTCGCACATACTTTCTAGGATGTTTCATGTCTGAGTCAGCGGGTTCGACGATCTTCAGCTCTGCAAAGATTCAAGGCACGGGAAGCGTGAACAACTCTGGAGCATCTTCCATTCCGCTCGTGCGTGCGATACTCATGGCTCCTTCAGGCGTCGTCTTGAGATTGTCTGCGTCTGGTGGCGGAAGGAACTCGAACCCTCCTGCTTCATCCCTCGTTGCGACTGATGCATCATCGAACGGAACGTCATTGGGTTCAGTCGTGTTGTATGACGGCATAGGAACTTCATTGCAGCAGTTTGTCCTCTTGCTGAACGGCCATAAGGGAACAGATGAGTATCCCAATGTCATCACCGCATCGTTGGACATGCAGTCAGACAACTACATAGGGCGGGTCTTAAATCAGTCAGCTTCATTCATTCAACAGGCCGGTCACTATCTTTCAACGTATTGGGACATCCATCCAAGCGTTGCATTCCTGACGGGTACAGGCGTCGTCTCTGCAGGATGTGATGTTCCAAACTCTACGAACCAAGTCCTAGGAAAAGAGAGATCCGTTTTCTTGTTGACAGGATCTTCAGGATGGAATGCTGGATCGTCTACTGCTCCCAACTACGAAAACTTTAGGGACAGGTTTTCTCATGCAGTGACTCCATGGATCATCTCACAAAAAATCCACGGAAAATACGTCAACTTGTTTAGGTTTCATGCTCTTGATGCAGGATCCAACGTGTCCAATCAATACAAGGTATTGATACACGACATCATTCCTGCTGCTGTGACAGATGATTACCAATACGCTTCTTTCACGGTTTCAATTCGAAGTTTTAGGGATCTGGATGATTCATCACCTGACCTAGAAACGTACATCGACGTGAACCTTGATCCTGCTTCACCGCGATACATCTCAAAGATCATAGGAGACACTCATGCCTATTACGACTTTGATCGAACGGCGGGCGAACAAAAGTTCGTCATAGAAGGAAATTATCCCGTAAGATCCAGGATCCTACGTGTCGAAGTCTCACCTGGTGTCTCAGACCAATCCGCGCCAGCCGTTGTCATTCCAATGGGGTTCAGAGGAGTGTCTCATCTCGTCACGTCAGGATCATCTCCCCTTGCGTCTTTAGGAGGCACAGACGCCAGTGCGCTGTCTGTTTCTAATTTCTTGCGCAACACGACGGCATTACCGCTACCTCTGATGGAAAACCTCAATGCATTGGATGGTAACGGAAACTTCAAATCATCAGCTTCCAGACGGTGGGGCGTCAGGTTTGAGATGACGACCGATCCTACGGATCCAAATGCAAGCAAGACGTTCAACGAATCTCTTGAAGCGATGACTCGTCATTTCCCAAACCACTCAACGACGTATGCAAACTTTTCTGTCTCAAACAACGAAGGAACGCCTGACACGGCTCAGTTGGGAATCATCGATGCAGATAGGTTCTGCAACAACCTATTCACTTTAGAGAATATAAGAATCAAGACAGGGTCAAACGGATTCGTTGATCCAGCGGAAGACTGGGTCTTTGCCTCTTACGTAAGGGATGGAGGATTTGCTGCTGAAGACTTTTTCAAGACTAGGCCCGTAGGAGTGAACGATCTTCGTGATGCTCAGAGCAGGAACTACCTGTCTTTCTACACGATCTTTCAAGGAGGATCTGACGGCCTCAACATCTTCGACTTTGAGGAAAAAAACCTTACAAATGCCGCAGTCAGGGCAGACATGGATTACCCAGAACGAGGACGTGAACAAGGTCCGAACGTCAGAGCATACCACAAGGCGCTGGACATCCTAGGTAATGTTTCTGATTTCGACATGAACTTGTTGGCCATACCTGGAATCAGGCATCCCGTCGTGACCGACGAGGCGATATCGGTCGTTGAGTCTAGGTTCGACGCGATGTATGTGATGGACGTTGAACAATCTAACATTTCAGGAGAGACGCTCGACATGTCTAGATACGCTGCGTATGTTAATAATGACCGTGCAGACGTATCGAGCACAATCAGGCAATTCACCGCTCGTGGGTTGAACTCAAGCTTTGCAGCAGCATACTTCCCAGACGTCGTTCAGAGCATACCGTCTGTCGTCTATGGGATCGATAGAGTTGAAGTCCCACCGTCTGTCGTGGTGCTGGGTGCGATGTCGTTGAATGACAGCATAGGTCAGCCGTGGTTCGCACCGGCCGGTGCGACTAGAGGCAATCTTCCTAGGACGCTGCTGACGATAGGAAATGTTTCAGAAAATGACCTTAATTCCCTATATTCAAATAACATAAATCCTCTATACGTCACGAAGAATGCCAGTAACAAAGACTCCGGCGTCGTCATATTGGGACAGAAGACTGTTTCTAGCTCTACATCGTCGCTCAGTAGAATCAACGTTCGTAGGTTATTAATCGAAATCCGCCGTCAGGCAAGAGAAGTTGCCTTGGGACTACTTTTCAGTCAAAATCTTCAAACTACGCTAGGAATATTTTCTAGTGAAATGGGTCGTCGGCTGTCTGTGATCCAAGGCCTGTTTGGATTGAGAGAATACAATGTCAAGGTAGATTTGTCGACAACGACGCAGAAAGATATAGATAATAACACGATCAGAGGCAAGATTTATCTACGCCCCACCAAGATCAAAGAATTCGTATCGTTGGACTTCATAGTGTCCAACGGGTTAGAGTCAGAGATATAAAGTTCAATTTTTTTTTAATAATCATCGATAAAGAATAATTATGCTAGCTTCATTAGCAGGAGAAACCCATCATGGCTGAAACACTTGACGTCACGTCAATGATTCCGAACAAGTTTGAACCAAAACGAAAAAACCGTTGGGTTCTAATGATCGAAGGCATCGACGCTTACATTCTAAAAACCGCAGCTCGTCCTCAGATCACAACTGAAGAAGTTGAAGTTCCGTTCATCAACTCACGTCGGTACCTCGCAGGTAAGACGACGTTCAGCACGATGAACGTGACCCTTCATGACCCAATCGCTCCATCAGGTGCGCAACAGGTCATGGAATGGATCAGGCTTCACTTCGAGTCTGTCTCTGGTCGTTCCGGTTATGCAGACTTTTATAAGCGTGACATCCAATTAAAGATGCTCGATCCTGTCGGCACGGTCGTCGAGCTGTGGGACATCAAGGGAGCATTCATCACCGATGCAAACTTCAACGAAGTCACATATGAAGACGGCGGTCCGGTTGAAATCGCTCTAACTCTCCGCTATGACAACTGTGTATTGCAGTACTGATTGATCAGCAGCATGATGACAGCAAAA